CCGTCGACCAATGGCTGCGGCTGGCTCCTTCCCTAAGCGGCTGAGAAAGCCGAGCGAAGACAATTCGCGAAAAAAGAAGGGGCCCTGGAAGCAGGGCAAGCCGCCGCATGCCCGTTTTGGGCAAAAAATACGACATTTATGTTTTGGACCGGCCCAAAACACACCGGGCACATCCGCTCCCAGTTGTCAACCCGGTTTTGAACGAGTTCTGCAAGTGGTTCACAAGTTTTTTAGAATTATATTTCTTTTGTTTTCAATTACTTAAAAAAATGAAATGGCAAAGTGCTGGGTGAGCGACTGGTAGAGTGGGTTTGTCGAGGTTAGCCGCGCACGGCGGCCCCGGCAGGAGGCGGAGCGAGATGCTAGATATTTCGAAGAAAAAGAAGGGGTCAAGTACTAAATCGGTTTCCAAAGGGCGTTCACAAAGCAATGTAGGCCTGAGCACGGCACGCCTGAAAAAGATGATTAAAAAGTTGATGGATAATCTGGAAAACGATGATGTTTCCGGCAAGGCTTCCGTCAGCGAACTGCTGAAATTATTGCAGGTTTATAAAGAATTGACGGCGGATCAGGTGAAGGAGGTGGAGGTGCGATGGGTAGATCGACTCCGCGCGGACGACGAGTCAGGGACATAGAGTATGACGCTCTTCCCTCACAATCCAAATTTCACCGGCTGACCAGCCGGTTCAAAGGCTTCTCGGGACCCGTCGGGTCCGGTAAGAGTCAAGCACTCTGTCAAGAAGCCATCCGGTTAAGCTACATGAATCCCGGCCGGCTCGGTCTGTTGGGTGCGCCGACTTTCCCGATGTTGCGGGACGCGACGCAGGCTGCTTTATTTGAACTTCTCGAACGGAATGATATTCCGTACGAGTTCAACAAGGCCGAAAACTTCATTGTTTTCACAGAGATCGGCTCCAAAGTGCTATTCCGGTCGCTCGACGACTACGAACGGCTCCGCGGTACCAATCTGGCATGGTTCGGGATCGATGAGCTTACCTACTGTCAGGAAGAGGCTTGGCTGCGGCTGGAAGCGCGGTTGCGCGACCCGCGCGCCAAGATGCTCTGCGGTTATGCGGTTTGGACTCCAAAGGGGTTCGACTGGGTTTACCGCCGGTTCGTGACCGATCCGGTGGAAGGGTACGGTGTGGTGCTCGCAAAACCGCACGAAAATCGTCACCTTTTGGACCAAATTCCGGACTTTTATGACCGTTTAAAGCGCAGTTATGACGACCGTTTCTATCAGCAGGAAGTATTAGGACAGTATCTGAACGTCACAGCCGGGCGCGCCTACAGCGCGTTTGACCGCGCGGAAAACGTGAAGTCTCAAGAGTATAACCCCTGGCAGCCGCTGCTGTGGGCACTCGATTTCAACGTCGACCCGATGTCCTCGATAGTGGCACAAGTGGACGGAGACCGGATCCGGGTGCTGGACGAAATTGTCCTCAGCCGGGTGACGACGGAGGAAGCCTGCATGGAGTTTGTGCGACGGTATCCGGAAGCGCAGAAAATCATAGTGTACGGGGACGCGTCGGGAAGCCGCATGCAGACAACGGGCACTAGCGATTACGGGATGATGCGGCGGTTCTTTCAACAGCAGTGCATGAACAATGTCGAGTATCGCGTTCCATCGTCGAATCCGGCAGTGCGCGATCGGCTGGACATCATGAACGGATGGCTGCGGAACGCCGACGGCGATCGGCGCCTGCGGATCGATCCGCGATGCAAAGAATTGATTCTCGACCTCGAGCAGGTGGTTCTGCTTGAAGGCACGATGATCATTGACAAGACTAAGGACCCACGGCGGACGCACTTGTCGGACGCGCTTGGGTACCTGGTGTGGCAGGAACAGCGGTACCGGCAGCCGATTGGCTTCCAAGACAAGCCGCTGTTTTAGTTAATACATAAAATTTCCTGGCGACGGACTGGCAGAGGCCGCCGGCGCCGCATTCTCCTCCAACGGAGAAGGCGGCATCCGGCGGCCTCACTTTTTCCGCGCCACGCGAGGAAGGACGTGGAGCAAACGTGACCGAAATCAATACGGAACATCACGAATACAAAGCGCGCAATGCGCTGTGGAAACAGTATCGCGACCTCTACACGGGTGGCGCGCAATTCAAAGCCCAGGCTGGGAATTACCTCATCCAGCGCAATCGGGAACCGATGGGTGTCTATCAGGAACGGCTCGACCGGGCGTTCTATGAAAACTATATCGGCTCGATCGTCGATTGGTACTCGGCAACGCTGTTTCGCCGCGAACCGGTAATCAGCGTCGAGGGCGACAACGAGTCCGGCCGAAAGTTTTTCAGCTCGTTTGTGGAGGATTGCGATCGCAAAGGCTCCAATCTGAGCGACTTCTTTCGCCGGCAGATGCTGGAAGCGTTGATCTGCGGCGCCAGCTACACGCTGGTGGACTTTCCGCGGCAGCAGCGCCAATTGCAGAACCGGGCCGAAGAAGAGGCCGTAGGCGCCGCCAACGCCTACCTCGTCAACTATGCGCCGGACGAAATCATCAACTGGTCCACCGATGAGCGGGGTAGCTACGAGTGGGTGGTCATCCGCACTTCGCAATTACGACGGGCACGGCTGGAAGATCCAGAGCCGATGCTCGAGACGAACTGGCATTACTATGACCGCGAGAACTTCCGGAGCTATCGCCAGGTGAGCAAGCCCGGAATATTCGGCGCTCCAACCAGCGCGGCGCCGATTGAACTGGTCGATCAAGGGCTGCACGGACTGGCACGCCAGCGCCGTGTACCAATCTTCGAGTTGAAGCTGACTGACGGTATGTGGCTGATGAACAAAGCCGCTTCGCTGCAGTTGGAGCACTTCAACAAGTCCAATGCGCTCGGCTGGGCTCTGACAATGGGCCTGTTCGCGATGCCTGTTGTCTATTCGGACAAGACTTGGAACCAGATTGTCGGCGAAAGCTACTACATCCAGATGGGTCCAAATGACCGGTTCGGATGGGCGGAGCCAGAAGGGCATGTATACGAGATCGCGTCTCGCAATCTGGATCGCCTGAAAGATGAAATTTACCGGGTCTGCTATCTGTTGGCGCAAGCGGGACAAACGTCGGCCGATGGCAAACAGGTCTCCGGACTAAGCAAACAGCGCGATTTTGCAATCACTCAAGAGGTGTTGCGCGGTTTCGGGGACACGGTAAAAGACGTTATGCGGCGGGTGCTGCTGGCCGTCGAACAGGCGCGCGCGGACGAGTTGTCGATCAGCGTATCCGGTCTGGATGAGTTCGACATCGGCGATTTCTCCGCGGAAATCGAAGATGCCCGAAGACTGCTGGAGTTGGGCGTCGGCTCGCCGACTCTTCGCCGGCAGGTCTACAAGAAACTGGCCTTCAAGTACCTCTGCGACGAGCGGCAGGACATGAAGGACACGATCGCGCGGGAAATCGATGAATGGATGTTCCGCGAAAAAGGTAAGGAGAGCTAGTTATGGAAGAAAACATGAACAACGAGGCGTCCAAATCGCCCGATATCCGAGCCCTGATCCAGGACGCGATCCGCGAGTTCGTGAACCAGGAAACGGCCAAGAGTGAACCGGCCTATAAGGCGGAACTCGAGGAAGAACGGCGCCGCCGCGAATCGCTCGAGCGCCGCATGAATGAACTGGTGGAAGAGAATCGCCGCAGCCGGCTGATGGCCGAAGAAGCGGACCGAAATTCGACCATCCGAACAGAGCTGCAGCGGTTGGGAGTGAGCAAAGTCGACTTGGCCTATAAAGCGGTCAAAGACGACATCCAGCGGACCGACGACGGCCGTCTGGTTGCCAAAACCAGTGACGGTGAACTGGGCATCAAAGAGTACCTCACGCATTTTGTGAGCGAAAACCCCGAACTGCTTCCAGCCCGGATGGTCGGCGGCTCGGGCGCCAGCGGCAATCAGCGAGCCGGCACTTTCAGTTCGTCCTTCGACCTGGACAAAATTCGTCCCGGTATGCCGAAGGAGGAGTTGGAGCGCGCCCGCCAGGAAATCGCCCGGGTGGCCCAGCAACTGGCGCCGAACCTCTAGAGCAGTTCTCGACCTTCCGTAGGGCTCGGTGGCACAGAACGCCGGGCGGACGTTAGGCCATTCACCACCGGTGAGGATGCCGGATTCTACCGAACCTCGCGCCGCCGCGATACGGCCTTCCAGCCTCTCACCAATTGGCCCCGACGAATTGGCAAGAACTGCTCTAATAACAATTCCGCGAAGGGCGTCCGCACGGTCCTTCGCGATCGATCTTGCCGTTGCGCTGTACGCGCAATGACATCCTTCTCATACCGGCATTTAAAACGCCAGCATGGGCTGACTAAGACCACAACCGGCCTGGAGAAAATCCGGGCCGAATCTTTTATTGGGAGAGCAGAATGCCTGCAATTACCTCTTCGAACATCGCCAACGCGATTGTGAAACTGGTCGCCGCCGACGCATTGCCCGCCTTGATGGGCAACCTGGTCATGGGGAACCTCGTGAACCGGAATTTCGAGCCCACCTTGGCTCAGGCCGGCGACACGGTGAACGTGCCGATCCCGCCGACGTTGACGGCGAACAACATCGCCCAGGGCGGTTCGGTTACCACCCAGAATCCCAGCCTTGGGAATGGGCAGATCATCCTGAACACGCATGCTGAAGCCACGTTCCAGATTCCGGATGTGACCAAGGTTTTGGCGGTTCCCGATCTTCTCCGGCTCTACATGGAACCGGCCGTGATTGCGATCGCCGAAAAGATCGAAACCGACCTCATGAACCTGTACGCGCAGTTCACCGCCAACCCAGTTGTCGGCATCGGTGGCTCCGCGATTACCGAAGCCGCCATCGATCAGGCCGAAACGGCGTTGTTCGATGCCAAGGTTCCGGCCAGCGCTCAGAAGTACATGATTGTCGATGGCACGACGTATTCACAGTTGCGTCAGATTCCGCGGTTCAGCGAGTATTCCTCCGCCGGTGAAGCGGGCGTGCGCGCCATGATCGATGGCAACGTCGGCAAGCTGAAGGACTTCTTCGTATTCCGCTCGCAGTTCGTCTCCAAGACGGGCTCCGGTCCGGTGACCACCAACAACCTGGCATTCTCCAAGGACGCTATCGGCCTGGTGATGCGCCGCTTGCCGCAACCCCTGCCCGGCACCGGTGCGGTGGCCGAATACGCCGAACTCGGCAACTTCGGCATGCGTGTGGTGATGAGCTACCAGCCCAACACCCTCGCGCAGCAGTTCACCGTTGACGTCCTCTACGGCGCCGCGGTTCTGCGTAACACCCACGGCGTCCAGGTTCGCAGCTAACCGCTGCCATCAGGCACTGTGCAACTCGAAGGGAGGCGCATCCGCGCCTCCTTTTCTTTCTGGAGAGGAACCCTATGAACCTGAAAGACTACTACCGCGAAATCACGGCTCAGGAAGCCGCGATTGAGGAACCATTTGCTCTCGTCATCAGCCTGCCGACGCCGAATGGCGGCCGGGCGGGAGTTGCGTCCGAGGTGAACCGCGCCACGGCCGCAAAGTTGATTGTCGATAAGCAGGCACGGCTGGCGACACCCGAGGAAGTGAAACAACTGCGAGACGACCGGGAAGAGAAGCAGCGGTTGAAGGATCTAGCGTCGCTGCAGGAACGCGTACGGATGACACGTCTGGCCGAAGATGAATTGCGCGCGCTGAAAAAGGCGCTGCAACCATCCCGGAAGTCCGAGTAAGGAGACGAATATGGCGCTCTTTGTGGATGGTAATCCCTCTCAAATCACCGATCTGGCGAACTACGAAAGCGCGATCGTGGAAGTGGCCGCCACCGAAGGCATCGACTTGACGGCGAAGGCGACTGTCGCCGCGCTGGAAATTGGACTGGAGCTGCAACGATTCCTCGTTCAGACTCCCGGAGGCCAGCAATACGCACTTGGCCACGTGGCGCTTACCGATGGACTGAAGCAGTGGCATACGCTGCTTAGCCTGTCGGCAACGTACCGCGACGCGCATTTCCAGCAGCTCAACGATCGACACAAACACAAATGGAAAGAGTACGAGCAGTTGGCGCGCGCCTCCTTCCGCATGCTGGTTGAGACCGGTGTCGGCCTGGTGTTCAATCCGCTGCCGAAACCGGTGCAACCAATATTGGGTCAGTTGGCGGGAACGCAGCCCGCGCGCACCTATTACGTTCGCGTGGAATGGGTGGACCCGCAGGGAGTAGCCAGTTCGCCGAGCGACACAACCGGGATGACGACACAGGAAGGCACGGCACTAACGGTCCGCGCGATCGGCGCGCCGCAAATGGCAAAGGGCTGGAACGTCTATGCCGGTCTGCTCGACGATCAGGCGCAAAAACAGAACAACGCTCCGTTGGCATTGGGCGCTACCTGGACGCTGCCATCCACAGGCCTGGCGACAGGTTCGGCCCCCGGCAGCGGACAGACAGCCGAATACTATCTGCGGCACATACCTGTGCTGCAACGGGGATAAACACATGGCACAGATCGGAACGACAGCAGTGCAAAGAGCCGCGGGCCTTCTGCGCGCGCCCGCCGGCTTGCAGGCCGGTCTGGCGGCCATCGGGCAGGCGAACTCAGTAATACTACCGGTCCTAGAACTTACGCAGATCATCGCGCAAAACGTACCGGCCGACGTGATTGAAAAAAGCGCCGGCACAAAATATCCGGCCTTTCACATTTATTGCGAAAAGCTGCAGAATACTCTGCGCGAGAAGTTCCGGCAATTCTCCGGAACGGCGACGCTCAGCGTGGATGTACGCGTAACGCACGACCGGTTGGAGGGGCTGGACCAGAGGCTGCAATGGTATGTCGACGCGCTGACCGAAGTGCTCGACGCCAATCGCGGCGACTGGAACAGCGGCCTCTTCTATACCGGCGGGTACACCGTGACTTTTCAGCCCGTGAAACACGGCGGCAAGAACTTTCTCCAGACCGCGAAGGTGAGCTTCGACGTTCAGGTGAGCGTATAGCCAGGCGGCGCGGCGCGCCTGAATTTCTCATAACAGGAAGGCACAGATATGGCTTGTTACATTTCTTCCAATCAGAACCGCTTCTACGCGACGCTGGAGTCGAGCTTCGGCGCGGTAGTAGAGGCAACAGCGGACAATCGCATTCCGGCGATCCGCCTGGGTATTCAACACGAAACCGTTCAGGGACCGCGCCGCGACAAAACCGGCAGCCGGACCCGCGGCGGCATTCCCTCTGGAGCGCGGACGCGTACGCAATTCCAGTTGGGAACATACATGACGAACTGGGGCAATATCAATGCCGAGCCGTCGTACGGACCGCTGATTCGGGGGGCGCTGGGAGCGGCGCCGCTTCTGGACCCTGGAAAAAGCGTTTCCTCCGTTGGCGGCAATAATCAGTTAACGCTTGGGTCGGCGCACGGCTTGCATACAGGTCAAGCGGTTAGCTTCGGCGGTGAAATCCGTTTCGTGGCAGCGGTAATCAATGCGGTTACGGTGGAGCTGAACGCCCCGTTTTCATTGACGCCGTCCGGCGGAACCCCGCTCAATCCGACCATCACGTACGGACCGGCAACGCAACTCCCGAGCGTCAGCATTTACGACTACTGGAGCCCCGCCACGGCAGTGCAACGGGTGCTGTCGGGCGCCGGCGTGGATCGAATGAAGATCAAAGTGAATGCCGATTACCACGAGTTCGAGTTTTCCGGTGACGCAAGGGACCTGATCGACAGCGCGAGTTTCGCTTCCGGTGTGGCGGGATTGAGCGCTTTTCCTCCGGAGCCGTCCATCGCGGGTGTGGATTACAACATCATCCCGGGACACATCGGCCAAGTGTGGATTGGCGCCGCGCCCTCGCAGTTTTTCACGCTTACCGAAGCCGAGATTGAGATCGTCAACAATGTCGACATGCGCAAGCGCGAGTTCGGCTACGCCGGCCCGACATGCATCGCGGCGGGCGAGCGGGCAGTGGGGATCAAGTTCCGGATCTACGAGAAAGACGACGCGGCGACGATCGGCCTGTACCAGGCCGCGAAGAACCGGACGCCGATCAGCATCATGATTCAGCTTGGACAGAGCGCCGGCCAGTTGTGCGGCGTGTATCTACCGGCCGTCGTGCCGGAGGTGCCCGAGTTCGACGACCGGCAACCACGGTTGGAATGGAACTTTTCGCTGAGTTCGGCGCAGGGTTCGATGGACGATGAGATCCAGATCGCCTTCGCGTAAGCCATGCACTACGAAAGCTTCACCACAGTAAAATCGCACGCCTGTCCCGGCGTGCGATTTCGGGTGCGACGACTATCGCTTGCCCGGCGCATGGAACTGATTCG